AATTTATAACATTGTAGTCTATAGCCATAAGCTTCAAGACTATGTGATCCATATAAGCGAGCTGGCATGTACCGCCACTTACGTTTTAGATCAATATCTAAAAGGTTGGGATGGAATATCCGACTAAGGATAAGTGTGTCCCAGTGTTTAGCCATTAACTTACGAAAGAATGGATAATGCTTCTGTGCTTGTGGTATATCATATGCAATACCGTTATGACTAACGATATTTGTAGCAGCCATTAAGTCGCCAAGTGCATTAGTGATTGAACGTGATGCAGCCATTGGTAAATCCTTTGGGTTTTCTGCATACTTCTCATCATTGTATTCTTGCACAAGTCCAGTATCTAGATCCTGTGTGACAATACAATGCAGTCTAGTCGAATCAATACCATTTGTTTCAATGTCAAAAGCTAGGTTGATTTCTTTGTCCATCGGTAGGTTTTGTCTACAAACTTAGCTTTTCTTACAGCTTCGCTTGTTGGTGGATTAGGTCGTTTAATTTTATCTGTATGCTTATACCAAGGATGCTCATACCCTCCATCAAAAATCCGTGGTTGGGTCGAAAATTGGTGATTCCTTAACTTCATTTTCAGTAAAGCGACATGTGTTTAAATCGTATGAAATTTGACAAGCTATTCCAGTTTCGCCTGAATATCTATTCTTAAGGACTCTAACAGTCGTAGCATCTCCAGTAGTTCCACCCTGCTGATTTCTTTCGAGCGCAATGACCGAATCTGATATCTGAGCGATGCTATGTGATCCTCTAAGGCTGGACAAACTAACTCTGCCTCCCTCCTCGTGCGAAGTCCTATCATTACTACTTCTCCGTAAATGTGATACTAAGAACAATGCGATACCAGTACGTTCAACTAATGATCTTAGTCTGGTCATAGTGATATCTATAGTACGTCGTTCATCCCCTTCGAGTCCACTCAATAATATACTGAGGTGATCTAAGAATACAATACGACACTCCAATCCACTGGCAAGGTATTCGATCCTAGAGTAAACCACGTCTGGATCATAAGACCCAAAGCCATCAAACAAGTAGAGATTCCAATTATCAATGGTATTAGAAAAACTTGTTTTGAGTTCTGATTCATCATGTACTCCGATATGTAAAGGTTTGCCAACTGCCGCTGACATTAAACCTAATGCTGTGTTTCTGTTTGATGCTTCAAGCTCCACGACCCCAACACGTTCCCCCGCTTGCAGTAAGTGAGCTGCGACGTGACGGCAGAAGCTGGTCTTTCCTGAGCCAGTGCCAGCAGTAATTGTTGTAAGTGTTCCATACCTGATCCCGTGTAGTTTCTGGTTGAGTCCTTCAAAGGGGTAGTCATGAGCGCAAGGTGGTTCTGGTGTTGTAACAATATCTAGTAACGACTTTGCATCAACAATTCCGTCAGGTCGATACGTTTTTGCATCCCATATAGCTTTGCGGATGGCTTCCATGTCGCCTTCCTGAAGCGCATCTGAGGCATCTTTGTATTTCTCCATCCTAGCAATCTTTGCCTGACCTGGCCTAAGAAGTGCGGCACACTCCTCGGCGGCGGCAATACCAGGTGAGTCATTATCAAAGAATAGAACAACTTCGTCATAACCTTGGGTAAGTTCAATTACTTTCTGTAAATCTTTCTTGGCTCCAGCTGCACCATTAGGTACAGACATGTGTGGCCAAGTTGGCATAGCAGCATAACCTGACGCTGCGTCTAATTCTCCTTCGTACAAGGTCAGTCTTGACCCAGTATCAGGAAAAAGATTTTGTCCAAATAACTGGTTATCGGTGTTCTTACCGTCCCAGTAAAAATCTTTTCCTTTAGTTTTTATTTTAGCCGCAATAGTTTGCCCGTTCTTATTAGTGTAATGAAAACGTAATACATCTCCATCCTTATGAATACGGAACTTACGGCAGACTTCCTCTGTTAAACCACGCTTCCTTAGTCTGACAGGATACCCTTTGGTCGTGGCTGGCGTTGATGATGGTGGTTCATTTTCTCCAGACGTTCGAGCATTACAGCTGAAGCAATAAGTATGGCCGTCATTGTACATGCTATTAGCGTCGGACGACCCACAATTATCACATGGTAGGTGGTAGAGGAACTCAGATTCTTCATGGCTTGAGCCAGCTGAGTGGGATTGCATAATAGGCGCACCAAGGGAATCCGTTTTTATCGGCCCACTTGGAATAGGTGGTCTTCGATCTTTTATTAAGTTTATTATGAGGTGCTTGAAATACGAAACGTATATCTAGATCAGGGTTATCTTTCTTAACTGCTTTCATTTTACGTCGGTCAGCCGCAGAAAAATAACCTTTACATTCTAGATATACATCTCCAACTTTAAAGTCTGGGATGTACTTATGTTCAATGACATAAGGGTACCAGTTAGATTCATATTCCCAGTCAACTTTAATCTCAGTTAATAGAGCAGCTACCTTTTCTTCAAGGCCGCTACGCATTAGAAGTCCTCGTCTTCTTCAGTGACTTCAGCAGATACATTAGGTTCAGAAACTTTGAATCCTTTGGATGTACCAAACAAATCAACAGCTTCATCAGCTGACATGTCTCCGTCATCTACTACTCCAGCAGTGGACTTAAGGCTGATCAACTGAATAGCTTTTGCTTTGAGTGATGTACCAATGTCACCTGTTGGTAGCACGTATGGCTTTTGGAAAAAAGCTACCTTAACTGTGCTGCCACTGTATATCGGTGTGTCTTTATCTGTGATAGCTGTTCCCTCTGTATCAACTACAACAGGAAATACTTTGTCGCCATCCTTCCAGCTAAATCTCACCTGATAGGTGCCTGGCTGGTTCTCTAACTCCTCCCAAGGCTCGGTCTTAACCGAAACCCTCTTGGGGTTTTTCGCCTTGCTTCTAGCCCATTCTAGGGCTGATTCACGTTCAGCTTCTAGCTGCTCAACTATACTCTTATCCATAAGAACTGATAGCTTATAGCCCCAGTCTCCAGGTTTTAGTACAGCTTGGAACCCTTCTAGTACGACGGGTTCTTTTGTTACGTGTGTTGTCATTAACAGAAAAAATAAGTGGAATCTTTAACAACCGTTGGATCTAATGTTCCGACGATTGGCGGTGGTTCTGATGCTTTGATTGTTTCACTAAATCTTGTGAGCCAACAGTCTTGCGTGAAAATCTGTGTGTAGGTTTCTCGCACAAGTCTATTGAGTGTTCCCATGTCTCCTGCTCTAGTAAGAACTGAGTCATGGATGACTGTGAATGGTTCATTGAACTGTTGAAAGGAACAGTGCAAGATGGATGCATCAAGCGAATGAATAAAGTTAGGTGCTGTACTAGATTTGTGACGAATAGGACAGGGTGTACCTGACCCTTTATCTAATCTAATACTAACATTACCTAACAACTGTAATCTAACTCTTTGTATATTTACTTTATCTCTACGCTGGTTGACAGTAAATCCTGATGGAGTTACCCATTCAACCTCAGTAGCACCATTTCTGATGTACTGACCTACGTGCTGTTTAATCCAACGCATAACTTGCATTGGCCCAGGCACGATAGCATCCATGCTTTGATAGACAGCATTGACAACCTGTGTTAGCTCATCTTTAGTTGGATCAATTCCTTGTTCCTTTAAAGACTGCTTGATGTACTTACGTGACGAATCCTTAGTTGCATTGTAGGGGATTGTCATCACAGTACGTTTACAGGTGCCACGTGTCATCCAAGAGTGCATACGCTCAGGTAAATACTTCTTGGCTTCATTGGCAACAGCCTTGTATGCGTCGCTAGGTGTATCAGCTGGGCATACATTGACAAGACTAGCAGTTGACTGATCTTTTGCAAGCCCAGCCAACACCTGTAACCCACTACATGTAGCGTCTACGGCACACATGAGTCCAGTTGTTGTCTTATCTTTCTTAATAATGCAGTGATAATATTCGTCACAAGCCGCCATGAATTGCCACGGCTCGTCAGCTGCTTCCCACTTCGGGATTGATCCCTCTGGATCTAAGGCAACTTTCGTAATTAACTCATGATTATCTAGTGACCAAGCTATACGCTCATCCATAGTAGCCTTATCTAGGCCATATGTTGTTGCAACTTGGATAGCTAACCAATCTTCTGCATCTTGGGTGACTGGTGATTCATCAGCGAAGCGGATCATAGCTTTACCAAAGTCAGTGTCTTGAGGTGTGAGAAATGCTTGAATGGGATATGCTCTACCTCTGTAGTCAAAAGACCAACATAAATAAAAGACATCCTCTTTAAATTTATCAGCAGTTTCTAACTGTGCCCTCGTTCTTACTGATCTCTTGAAGTTTAAACAGTCAGCATTATGTGCGTTACGTGTCTCTTTTTTCCACTTCTTATGTGCCTCCTTATTAGTTTCTATATCAGGAGGTGTAGGTGGTTTATACGCAGGTACTATAGGGATAAATTTATCTACCTTTATCTCTTTATCTTTACAGTAGTGTGCCACGTTCAGTACGTGGTTGTTGACACGATACCTTACCTTCTGAAGTTTATTCAGAAACTTAAGAGGAAGTTCCCCGTGTGTTAGGGTACACTTTCCACGACGTGTTAATTCATGCCCTTTCATAAGAGCATTATAGTAGTAGCCACCTAGCTTTTCATTACTCCAGTCGTTAGGCTCGGTAAGCATAGGCCAAGGGATACCACTGAACATCTCAGCTTGTTTAATGAGGTCATTTCTAATCTCATTAAATGATTCAGTAGGCTCAACAATCTTAGTTGTTTTACGTGGAGTATTCTTATTAACAATAGAGAACCAACCAGTAGTCTCCATTACAGCTAATAAACCCCACTGCCCTAACTGTACACGATAGTCATGTCTCCATTTAGGCCATTCAATATCACAGTGTTTGAACACTACTTGTGCTGACCTAATCTTTTGTTGAGTACCACTTGAGCCATGAAAGTGTTCCTTCTCAATGAAGTTCATAAGTCCAGGATGACATTCTTTATACCATCTAAACTTACACTCATTCTCAAGTGCATAACCAATACCGTCACATACGGAGGTTAATGTATCAGCATCACGTTTAGTGCTGAATACTTTATCAAAGGTAATCTTTAATGCAATAGCTGCGATAGCTATAGGTTCTAAGTCATCAAGATAAATATGGAAGGCTTTATAATACCTACCACCTTTACCAGACTTAATCTTTTCCCTAGTCTCCTCAATGTATGAGATAACTAAGGGGAGTGCGCTGGTTATAGAAGCCGTCCCGTACACACTGGCTGAGGAGTAACTCTTCTCTTGTAGCTTTTTCAAGGAGTCGTGTAATTTCGTCCTCCCACATGAGATCGCTTCCCTCTCCAACTGGCACTGCTTCGATATCTGTGAGGGTGTCGCCATAAGCTAGAAACATGGAGTATTCGTGGTCTGCAAGGCTCTCTATCTCGGCCATGTCGAGGTGATGATGGTGGTTGTTAAACATCATAGCATTTACAAGCTTGTTCATTAGGGTGTAAGTCACAATACCCGTCAAGGTCATAACATTTCCAATGGGGTATGTAATAAGACAATTTAAACTCAGCATCATGTGAAATGTAGAGTTTATTAAGTGCTGCAAGTATGAGCAGTAAAGCCCTCTTACCATTAGGTTCAGTGTAAACTTCCCCTGTGTCTTCGTCAACTACGAAGCCTTCAGATTCTAGCAGGTCAGCTAGATCGATTGAGTTAATCATTTGGTTGGGTACTATCTCGGAGAGCATCTTCAGTTAGTAGTGTAAATTCAGCGTCGTTCTCAAGGCATTTAATCATATACCTATGAGCAGCCTTAGCATTACGATAAGCTTTTTCCTTGATCTTACCATTAGGCCAACGAGATCGCACAATAGCACAAAATGCTGGAGGTAAATCCCAGGATATAGAAGCTTGTAACCCGTCTCGAATAGTAAATGGGGTACGCTCGTTAGTAGCTTCCCACATATTCACCTCATCAATACGGTTATCAAATGAATCTCGTCTAGTCATAATTAAGATCGTTGATTAATAGGAGTATCCCTATTGGTATAAACAATAGAAGATACTCCAGATAAAAGTAACCAGCTAAACAATAATGCGTATAATGGTGCAACCCATTCACGTTTTCTCATTAATATCTAGTTGGTAAGTCAGGAATCTCAAAGCACTCAATGAGTGTACAAGATTCTAGTTCATCTTCCAGTCCATGCTCCCTGACAGTATCAGGAAGCCAGTGAGACGGATGAGAATCAGCAGTGACGTGCATCACTACACGATATGTTGGTATTTCTTGGGTCATTAAGCTGCCTCAAGAGTGCCTTTAGTCTTTCTCGACTTTGGCGTAGTGCTTGTGGCTTTAATGTCCTGCAACCCAATTTCTTTCTTGAGTGATGCTGCCAATTCGGCGTTATGTTTGAAGAGTCCACTTACAAATTTAATGATAGCTTTTTCAGTGACCCCAGTGAATCTCACAGTGTCCTCATAATCTTCAGAGATACAGAGTCCATTGTGTTCTGCACAGTAAAACATAGAAGGGTCTTTCATGTAATACTCGTGGGTGCTTTCAAAAGATAAAGTCATTTGATTGTAGAAGTAAGGGTACGAGTTCTGAAGAAACCATCTAATGATGGTTCATTCTTCATTAGTAATCTAGCATAGTAGGGAGCATAACTATTGTTAAGCTCAAACTTACTGTCACTTTGTAATAAAGCGTTAAAGCGTAGTATCTCAAATAAGGCTTTCATACCATATTTGGATGCTCCTACTTTCTTGAGTCTAAGTGATATCTCAAGTAGCTTAGTATAAACGCTAGGGTTGCGCTTATTGAATGAGTTGAACTCAGCTTCGTAAAAGGTCATAGTGCCTCGTGATGATGGTGGAAAAGGTCCGCACCTACGGTATTATATACCATAGATGCGTCGGTGGCAAACCCAAGTGATAGCCTGGATTTGGCTGGGTAGGTAATCGATTCCTAACTCAGCATTAATGAAGTCAGTTGCATCTAAATAGTCCTGCTTGATACGTTCTCTTAGTTTCTTACCAATGTTGGGTACTTCCTTCATGGTAAGTCTAGATCCATACCATATTGAATAGGCGTGGCCATCAATACATACATCATTGCTACTATTATTAGATATGCAATGAAAGAACTCAATTACTTTTGGTCCTTTAAGTATGCACTCATAATCAAATGATTCTGATTTAAGAATGTCTGATTTAAGAATGGCTAACGCTTTCAACTTGTTAGCAGTGTAAGTACAACACTTAACTTCTAGTACATCCTCATCATTGCCATGCACGAACGCAGTAATTACGTTCTCAGCATCCTCAATGTTACGTTCCCATCTATTGTTAGGTGATAGAGCTGCAATAACAGCTGCCACTCTAACAGGTGATAGGTCATGTAAATTAGCAATGCGTCTAGCTATTGCATATGACTCAGTGTACCATCTTGACCCAGCAACTACTTCAGCAGTAGTAGCAAGGGTAAACTTAGCAACAATGTTCGCTGCTTGTGGTGATAGTTCAGAGAATTGCATTTAATTAAGTGAACAACGGTGGGGATAAGAATCCCTCATGCTGCCCTCGAAAGGGCAGGAGGAGAGAATCAGTAGTTCTGATGTATGTTTTTAAGGAATATGTAAAGTAATACTACTATACATACCCACACTATGAATGTTGTCATTTGATGTTAATTCCTGTAAGATCCCAATCCACTTCATTAAGATCATAACCAGCTCTACATATTGCTTCAGCAATAGTGTCATTGATTACTTCTTGTTCATTTGAATTGAGAAGGGTGTATATATCAAATGGGTTCATGGTGCTACCTCTTTTATCCTATCACATAGCTGGTCAATGCGGGCATTAGTCCACTTTACAGCAATGCGTAGTTCGTTCATAGCTTCATTAACTTCATAGTTATGAATAGATGAACGGTTCCTTATGTCTTGCCAATAAGCTTGCATACTTATTAGTTCAACATTCGGCCTGACATTTCCAGGAATTACAGGTAATTGTACCTGCTTCTTAACTGGTGCCTTAGCACGTTTAGCTCTACGAGGTTTACGTGTTGTTGGTGTTGTCATTGATTAAGTCAGTAATTGAATAGTGGTTGCCAAAGCCTGAAGATGATGGCCAGTCCTTGGCTTGTTGGTCACGCAGCATGGTGATGATGGTGGCATCTTCAATGGCTGTATCATTCATCATAACACAGCCATCAAACATTACCTTAAGTTGTTTGGTAGAACTCATCATTCTTATTAAGGATATACATTAATGCCTGTAAATCAGAGTCATTAACTGTCTTCTTACCTGTAAGGGTAGAGACTGCATCCCTAATTCCATCATCCTTTAGGTAGGTATGATCCGCACCATAGGATGAGCGTGTAATTGTTTCAAGCATTTGACTTAAAGCCTCACTCAGTGTGAGGCAATGCTGAGTGAGGGAGTCGAACCCTCGTCCCAGTCTTGCGACCAGCCCTCTCAGCTATTATGGAAGTACCAACGTGTTCCCTCAAATTCTATTACATTGAAGTCCCAGCAATAGTTACGATCCCAAGATTCTTGCCAGTCTATGACTAGATACTTAGGCCATTCCTCGCCATTATCTTCAAGCATTTCTTGAAGGAACTCAGCGTCGTTATCAGCAACTCCGTTCATACGATCTTGCCAACCTTCAACTGAATCGATACCAATGTTATCTAGTTCTTTTAGAAACTCTTTGCCTCGCTTGATTACTGATTCATCATAGTCACTCAATGTATCCAGTACAGGTTCATCAAGTACTTCACAAATCACTTCCTCAAGTAGTTCGTCAGAGATTGCTATAAGATCAGTGATAGTCATTTTGATTAAAGGACTCACTCAGTGTGAGTCAAGTGTGACCGCCAGATTGTGAATCTGTGTGTAGTAGTCTTACTAATAGAGGCTGGCCTCTCACGGTCACGGGTTGT